AACGGGGAAATGAAAATAAGAATTACCTAATAATTTCGGGTCTATAAGATATGGAACAAATTAAGGATATTGTAAGTGAACTTATCAAGGGTAGTATACAAAAGCAATTGCTTATTAACCGACCCTCACTTACTTATGCTGGAACCCCAAAACCTGTAAATAAAAATTATCCCGCACCATTACCATCATCACGGATAAACACTTCTACACTTTATAATAGTGTTGAGGTATATTATGAAAGTGATTTCGATGATGGGGAACTGCGTTTAGTTGTTGATTTTGGAAGTGCTAACTATTGGTATTGGGTCAACTACGGTAGGAAACCTTCTGTGAGATATCCCAATATAAAAGACATTAGAGATTGGGTTGAAAGTAAACCCGCACTACAAGTTCCAACACTAACAACCGATCAAAGAACCTTCCTTGTCGCCCGTAGTATAAAAGAATATGGTTACTACGGAATAAACTTTATAGAAAACGCTGTTAGAGAAACTGAAAAAGATGTCTTTGATTTGTTTGGGGAATATAGTGCTAATTGGTTCCGTGAACTCATTACAAGAAAAGTTAGAGCAATATTTGAGAAAGGTGGAAGTAAGACAGGACAAGGTGGAAGCGAAGTAATATTTGAAGTAAAAATAACATGAGTATCTTATTTACACAAACCCCCTATGAATTTCAACCAGTATTGAGTGATGGAATTTATTTTACATTAAGTGCTGACACCACTAATAAATTTAGGTTCAAGTATGTATATGAACTTTATGTCGATGGTAGTTTAGAGTTTACCGCAAAAGCACAACCCAACCCTTATGGTTTAGGAATTTGTGACCTACAACAAGTATTAGAAAGTTATTGTGCTAATAACCCAATTGCGTTGTGGAATACAACCCCGATATATACACACCAAACATTTCCATTTTCACGACCTTATGAAAATGAAACAATTAGTTATTACATCAAATGTGGATATGAATATAGTGATACTGAATTAGGTAATGTAAGTGGTTTTACTGGTAGTGGTAATACCGTAGGGCCTCCATCGGTACAAAGTGATATCTACAAAGTTTTTAGAAGTACAATGGGGGTTGAAGGAAATGCTAATAACCAATTCTTCAACATAGACCCCTTTGTATTGAGTGGTTCACCAATAACCACTGACCCAACTACAAGTGGTTTGTTTCTAACAAACTCCCCCCGTTATAGAAGGATAGACCCAAGTGAATATTATACACTAGCGTTTACAAACTACTACATGGGTGATGATCAAAACAACCCTTTATTTAGCCAACCCTACTATGTAGAGTATAAATTTTATAACGATACAGGAACCCTTATAGACACACACCAATATGAAAATATTATTCCTAATGGTGGTGGGCCAAGAACTGCTTGTGGTGAGGTATACCAACAACTTTATTTATTGGAACCTGTAAGTTCAACAACTTACAACACCCTTTATGTGGGAGCAGGCCCGATGAATATTTCAGGGTTCCCGTCAAATGCTGTTAGTTATACAGTTCAGTTGTTTGGTAATTTTACAGGTAGTACAACCCCAATACCAGTGTCACCAACACCAACTCCATCAGTAACCCCTGGTGGAATAACACCGACACCTACACCGACACCTTCATCAACACCTATTTGTGAAACTTGTATTAGTTATACACTTACATATACGGGTGATGCTAGGGGTGAAACAGTGTTTATTACAAATTGTGATACAGGGGCACAACAATTAGTATTCCTTACCTACAATATATCCGTAACTGTTTGTAGTTGTGACGCACCACTTACAACTGGTGATGTTGAAACAATAAATAATGGGCCTTGTGCTGTTACACCTACACCAACCCCTACACAAACACCTACAAGAACAGGAACCCCAACACCAACACCATCAGTGGTGGTTTATAACTTTTTAGGTAGAACAACACCCGATGCTCCCGATGGGCCTACTGCGTGTAGTACATACCTTACTGTTAGGGGTTATTCAGCAATCAAATCTTTGGCTTCCCTAACCATTGGTGATAAAATTTATGATACATACCCGTCAGTTCTTACTAATGGTGGTGATTTATGGGTCGCACTAAAAGTTGGTGGTGTAGGGGCAGGTTATGCGTTCCAAATAAACAATTCAGGGGTGATTTTAGACACTTATACTTGTTGATATGGCAGTAGTACCACAACCTAACCCAACGACCTATACAGAAGGAATTTGTACGGGTTATACCGCAGTTAGTGAAATATTCACTTTCAATGTGGAACCTAATTGTAGCCGTTCGGCTAATGAACATAGACAACTTATGTTTTTGAGCCGTTATGGGCATTGGGATTATTACACCTTTTTATTCGAGAGAAATGAAGGTATTGGAATTACAAGGGAAACCTATAAAAGTTGGAATACTGATTGGGGTAGTAGTAACCCCATAAAAACACAATACAGCCGAGGTCTTACCGATAGTGATGTAGATATGGAACTGACGGTAGTTGTGAATAGTGGTTTTATCAACCAACCTGATTTTATGTATTTAGAAGAATTATACACAAGTAATGATGTATATGAAATTCAGGCTGATGGTGGGATATACCCAGTAAATATTGTAAATACGGAGTTTGTAAGAAAGATAAAAGGTAACAGAACCATTTATAATTTGGAACTAACTTATGTATATGCTAATAATATCCAACTACTCCATAAGTAATGAATACTACACTACTGGTAAACATATCGGGTCAAACATATCAACAACTTGACATCTTTGAGGATATCCCCATTTCACTTGTAATACAACAGAGTGACCTTACTGACCTAACGGGTAGAAGAGTTCCTTATAGTAAGACAATTACAATTCCCGATACCAGTAATAACGCAAAGGTTCTTGAACATTACTTTGAGGTAAACGGAGTTGATTTTAACCCACTGAATAAAATACCTTGTGTAGTTCAATATAGGGGGACAGACATATTCACTGGTGTATTGAGATTGAACGCTGTTATAGAAAGAAATTATAACAGGTTGTATGAGGTATACCTGTTGGGTGATTTTACCGATTTTTTTAGCCAAGTGCGTGATCTTACCCTTCAACAACTTGATTGGTATGATTTGACCCACGAACTTACTTATGACAATATTGTACAGAGTTGGGAAGCAAAAGCGGGAACCAATGATGGTTTATTAGATGGTGATATTATTTATCCAATAATAAACTACGGGTTGAAATACCCCACTGATACAGGAACAACCGCAGAGTTCCATTATGATTTTGGTATTCCCAATGGTTTTGATTTATCGGGAACACCAATTACCATAAACACCTTCAAGCCAGCAATTAGAATAAAGAAGGTATTAGAAAAAATATTTGACCTAACAGAATACAGATTTGTTAGTGAATTTTTTGATACTGAATATTTTGATGCTTTATATATGGATACTTTCCAAAATGGAAGGTTGGGTATTGTAACTGCGGAAGATGTTACAAACGAAAATATATACAAAGTTTTTACAGAACCATTTAGTACCTATTACTTTGATTTTGTAAATTTCAAGAACAAACTAAATTTTACAAGTTTTAGACAGACGGGTTATGACCCATTGGGTAATTTTACTTTGGGTTCAGTTACATCGACCAACCCAACACCACCTAACCCTAATGGAACTTTTTTTAGAGTTCCTTATAATGGTGAGTACTATTGGAATTTCCGTTTCTCTTATGATGGTGCTGGTAATACAAGTGGGCCTAACATCCCGTTTTTACGATTTAAGATAAGTGCTAGAAAAGGTTATGACCTAAATACTCTTTCAGCAGAAACAGCATTTTATTCCTCACCTGAATACTTTGTTGATTACCTTACCCCCGATACGGATATTGACCTGTATTTCAGTGGAAATTGTACAGTGGGGGAATATGTCGCCTTGTATGTAGATATTGTAACAGGCGGGCCGGGTGCGGGTGCTAGGGTAAATATAAAACCATTTACTATACCAGCATTGGTTGAAACAGCACCGATGTGGGAATTATATAATTCACCATTACTAAATGGTGATAATGTTGTTGATATAAAATTGGGTATTGACAATATGAACGCAGGGGAATTTATCAAAGCACTGATCACGATGTTCAATTTGGTTATAGTACAAGATGAAGATACCCGAACAGTTAGGTTTGAGCCCTATAACTGGTATTACAATGATCTTGATAGACCCCAACAAGATTGGACACAAAGAATTGACCGTTCACAAGAATACAGAATTGAACCATTGTCATTTGACCTATCGAAACAAGCAGTATGGACATACAGGTTTACCGACAATGAATTTTTACCAAAAGCATTTTATGATGTAAATGCCCATGTTTATGGAAGGTACAAGTATGTATCAACCAATAATATTTTAGCGGGGGAACAAGAATATACATTACCATTTGGTTCATGTCCTACCAGTGGTGTAACAAACGCACCTAACTTTATTATTCCAAAGTATTACTACTTCAATAATAACCAACAATTACCCTACGCAGATAAGCCACATTTGTTTTTTTGGGTTGGTAATAGGTATGCCTACAAAGACCAATTTAAAACCGTACCAGGAACATATTACATACAGAGTGGTTTTACAAGTGTAGCACAGACAACCTACCCTTGTGTCAACCACTTATCGAGTTTAGATATACAAATACCTGAACTAATCAGTGATACTAACTTTGCTTCCACCTTTGATTTTTTCGGGAATAGTAATACTCAAATACCACAATTCACACCATATAACTTGTATAACTTATATTGGGAAGATTATATAGATAACATTTATTCTCCACAGACAAGAAGGTTGACCTGTCGTGTATTTTTCAACCCTATCGAAGTATACCAAACTACTTTAAGGGATAAGGTTTGGGTGAAAGATGCTTTTTATACTATTGAAAAGATAAATGAAGCAGATTTGGTAAATAGGAAACTAACAGAGGTATCCCTTATCAAAGATACTGTAAATTACTACAAAGTTGAACCACCAGCACCGATATACGCATTATCAGGTAATACACCTTATCCTGGTGTGGAACCTTTATTTGTTACTACCTGTTATGTCAGTTTGGATGGTGCCGCTGTTTGTAGTGGAACAGCACCGATAATAAACATATTCACATTTGGAAGTGGAACATTACAGAATTTCCGTAAGGTATATTATGATAATGGGACAGCACTGGTATTGGTACAAATGGGAACCTTCATAAGACAGACAACATCCGCAGATAGGTTTGTTGTTGTAGATATTTATGGTAGGATATTAGAAAACGATTGTTGATGGCACAGAATATAGGTTTAACAATTACACTCAACGGGGTTGATTTAGCGGTAAAAAGCATACAAGACCTTGAAACCGCAATTGGTTTAGCAAAAAAAGAATTAAATGATTTAGAGATTGGTAGTACCCAATTCAATAAGTTATCAAAGGATATAAATGTTGCTGAAGGAAAACTCAAAGACCTAAAAAAGGCTAGTGAAGGAATTGACCTTGACAGAAAGTTGGGTGATTTTGCGAAGGTCGGGGGTGCTGTAACAGCATCGTTTGCTGCGGCACAAGCAGCGGTAAATTTATTCGGGGGTGATGCTGAAAAGGTTGGTCAAGCAGCAGCGGAAGCACAGAACCTTCTTACAATAGCACTTACTGCCCGTTCTGTCGCAGAGGGTATTACTGGTTTGAGAACCGTAAAAACCACCATTGCAACAATAGCACAGACAGCAGCGACCAACGCAGGTACTGCTGCCACAAGAGCGTTTTACACGGTAATTGCTGCTAACCCATTAGGGGCTTTATTAGTGGTAATTGGTTTGGTAGTAGGTGCTTTGGTTTTATTCAGGGACAATACAGAAGACGCAGAAAAAGCACAAGACGCACTGAACAAAAAAGTAGAAGAAGGTAATGCGATAGCACGAAGGAGACAAGCATTACTACAAGCACAGGGTGCCAGTGAATTAGAATTAGCCGAAGACAGGATGAAAGCGGCAGAAGATGATTTTATGTTGAAACGCTTTATTTTCCTAAACACAAGTAAGGACAATGAAGAATATGAGAAAAAACAACAAGAATATTTCGATGCTGAAACAGAAAGGGAAGTCGCAGACCTAAACTTAAAAAGGGTAAAGGCAAAAGAAATCAGTGACAGTGAAAAGAAACTTGAAGAAGATAGAAAAAAGCGTGGGGAAGAAGCAAAAAATAGGGCGAAGGATGAATTAGAAAGACAGAAAGAACTTATCCGTTCAACAGAAGAATTGCGTAGGGTTGAACTATTGCGTTTGTCTACGGGTCAAAAGTTTGTTGAACTTGATTTGGCTTTGGAAGCAGAAAAACAAAATGCGGAATTCATTAGGTTGAAAAACACCGTAGGTGAAACAGATAACCTGTTAAAAAAATATAGTGAAACTTTCCAAACTGGTGTAGAAAGGGATCAAGCAATATTGAAGGGTTTGGGTTCCACATGGGAAAGTGTACAAGCACAATTACAAAAAGATGTGACTTTGGGTATATTGAAACCCGAAGACATTGCCCGTATTGAAGATGAAAGAAAAAAAGTTGAAACAAATATAAAACTTATTACCACCGCACTTATCGCCGCTAAAACCGATATAGAACAAAGTGATTTAGCCCGTGTAATAAGGGAACAATTAGACATTGAAGCGGGGGTTGGTAAAACATTTGAGGAATTACAAAAAACTCGTTTAGATTTTGCGGTATTAGAAACAAAGTTTGTAAAAGATTTTGTAAATGCTAACCTTGACCGTACAAAGAGTTTAGAACTACAAAAAGTTCAAGAAGAAGAACTAACAAAAACAGGTCAGGAATATTTCAAGAGTTTGGTCGATAATCAAAGACAGGTTTTATTGTATGACGAAGCATTAGTGAAACTTACAGATAGGTTCAATTTAGCACAAAAAGCAAACGAGCAGTTAGTTAGTAGTGGTGCTGCTATAAATGGGTTTATAAAAGAAAATACCAAACTTATTGCTGAAAACCTAACAGTTGATATACAAGCATTATCACTAAACCAACAGGGAATTATCACTTTGGAAAAAGCAATATTGGGTCAAAGAAAAGACCTGTATGGTATGTTTGCTTATGATGTTGAACAAATAGAAAAAGAACTGGCAAAAAAAGGTATAGATATCACAAAGGCTAGTGAAGAAGAAAAACTCCGTATCCTTTATGAGTATATCAAGCGTAGGCAAAATGAAATTGGTGGTGAATTAGAAGATTTTAAGGAAAACTTGGAAAAGGCAATACAAGATGTTTCAGGTGTATTGAACGCAATAGGGCAAACAACCGCACAACAATTCAGTTTACAATTTGATCTATTAGAATTAAAATATCAGGCTACACTTGATAGAATTGTAGGTGATACGGATGAAGCCAATAATAAGAGGTTGGAAGCAGAAAAGATTTATCAAGGTCAGGTAAAAGAATTACAGAAAGAACAGGCTAGGTTCAACCTTCAACTTACATTGTACCAAGCAATAGCAAATTCAGCAGCAGCAATTGTTGAAGTAACAAAACAAACAGGTATATTTAGTGTGATTGCTGCCAGTATAGTAGCGGTAGCAAACTTGGCACAAATACAGAATATCAGCAAACAAATAAACGCCATAAATTCATTGAAGCGTGGTGGTTTTATCAAAGGTCAAGGTGGTATGGTCGTTGGGCCTTCACATGAGTATGGTGGTGTAAAATACCAAAGTGGTGGTGTTGAATTAGAAGGTGGGGAAAGTGTTATAAATCGTGTCAGTTCAGTGCGTTACAATGATTTGTTAAGCTCTGTGAATATGGCGGGCGGGGGCAAACCACTTATGGTAAATAACTTTGATGATAGTAGAATTGTGGAAGCAATTGCTAAACAAAGAAAAGAACCAATTAGGGCTTATGTATTGGAACAGGACATCACCCAAAAACAAGCAATAAACCGAAGGTTAGAACAATTAGCCCAAATATAATTGGATAGTATTTATTAGTATGTTAAGAGTAGTTGATTTAGACATAGATGGTGAACTTTCAGGGGACACTGGTGTATGGGAAATTGCGTGGGTGGAGTATCCTGCGATAGAACAGGAACTTATTTATTTTGGTAAACAAAAGTTTTATAAAGCCACACAAACCGTTAGTGATATTGCGTGTAGAGCAATTAGAGAAAATGAAGAAAGGGGAAACCCCGCAGGAACGCAAGTTGGGAAGGTAAGAGCACAGCAGTTATGTCAAAGAGATGAAATAAGTTTGGAAACCGTAAAAAGGATGAAGAGTTTTTTGGAGCGTGCTGCTACTTACAACTCTGGTAATTGGGATGACAACGGAACAATTGCTTATGGTCTTTGGGGTGGTGAAGAAGCCTTAAAGTGGGTGGACAATATTTTAGATAGTATTGAAACCCAAGAACAAATGGATTTGGAAGGTGCTTGTTGGGAAGGTTGGGAAGCCAGAGGCTTGAAAGAAAAGGATGGTCGTATGGTTCCTAATTGTGTACCCGTTGAAGCAAAAAGACAAGAGTTTGTATATCCCAATGCTGGTGAAACCAAAGATGAGTTCATCGGTAGATGTATGGGTGAAGGTCAAATGGTAGGTGAATATCCCCGTGAAGATCAAAGGTATGCTGTATGTAATTCTTACTATGATCGTAAAGATAAATTCTTTGGTGATAGAGTTGGTTTTGATTGGGAAGTACTCAAAACACCAAACGGAATAAGGTTATTGAAAAATGAATTATCAAGGGGTAATTTCCCTGTAATTTTCATACAAGGTATCCCACAACAACCTGTTTATGATTTTCTCAATGAATATAGAATACCAAGTAGTGCTATCAACCAATATGGAACAAGATATGAAAAGGTTGACCTAATCGAAAAGATGGGTTTACCCCGTCATTATGATAGTGATTTTTGGGTTAGAAATGAATTGGGAAAAAGAGCCGTTGTATTTGATTATGATACATCCGCACTTCCTGCCTATGACAACTACCCTGAAAGTGGGGATACCGATAGTATGCTTGTGAAACCACAACTACCACCCGTATTATTCAATGAAGATTGTGGTTGTAGTAAAAAAGAAGAATTTGAGTTATTAGGATACATAGATGGTATGCCTATCTTTGACAACCCTGAAAAAGCAGAACTCTACGGAGAACAGGTATTAGGATGTGGTGGACACCATACCCACGAAGAAGATGGTGAATTGGTTTATATGCCGTGTGAGGTACACCCTGTAACTGAAAATTTCAGTGCTGATGATTATGACCAAGATGAGATTGAGGTAATAAAATTACTCAATGTATTGAAGGATAAGGATATGTTCAACTTTGAGGCAGTACTGAACTCATTGGCTAGAGGTTTTACCCGTGATGAAATTATAGCACAGAACCACAATAAGGCTGTAAAATACTTCAAGTATAAAAGGGTATTATCAGGAAGCCCCGATAGAGATTTTTGTATGAGTATCGAAGACAGATATTTCCGTAGGTTACAGATAGACGCACTGCGTGATTATAACAGAGATTTTGGACACAACAAAGAACCTTATAGTAAATGGTTATACAAAGGTGGGCCTCAATGTGTTCACGCTTGGGAAGAGTGGGTATTTCAGGGTGGAAATGGAGTGGTAATAGGTATGGTAGGTGGTTTACCAGGTCAAGCACCTAAAAGTATGCCGAACAACGGATATTACAGCCCTGAAACAAAAAGAAAGAGTGAAGTGGCTTATATCATATCACAACAAAATATGAACAAAGAAAACTTTGGTTTGGAAGGTGATTTGACCCCATTGGGATATGTAACAGGATATCCCGTTTATGAAGATCCGATGCTGGCTAGTGATGCTAGTTATGCTATTGGATGTGGGGGAATTACTGAAATGACCGAATACGAAGGAAATAAAGTTTTTATGGCGTGTAGCACAAAAACACAGAAGCCAGAAATACAACAACAAATATTCAAGAGTGTAAATGAGAAACGCATGGTCTACACACCACTTATGATACCTAACATACTGATACCCCGTATGGATGAAGTAACAGGTGAGAGATACTTTGTGAAATTTAAACCAGAGGTGATTGAAAAAATACAACAAAAGTTTATGATAGAGCAAAGGTTGCGTGAAACCAACTTGGAACATACTAACAAAAAATTCAGCGACGCCGTTCTAGTTGAAAGTTGGATAGTTAGTGGGGAAAAAGATAAAGCCTATGAATTAGGTTTTACATCACAACAAGTGCCACAAGGTTCATGGATGGGTGGATACAAAGTTCTCGACACAAATGAAGGAAATGAAGTATGGAATAAGTACATCAAGACTGGAAAAGTGCGTGGGATGAGTGTGGAAGGAAACTTTTTACTCAATTTTTCTCGTGAAGAAAAAGATGAATATTTATTAGAACGGATAATAAACATATTAAAAAAAACCGATAAATGAACGCAGCAGAAGCGATACAGAAAATTAGCACCCTTTTAGGTCTACAATTCCGCGCTGAAACTTTTGCGACAACCAAACTAAAAGATGGTGAGACAGAGGTAACTAACAACAAAGATACTGACCTAGCGATAGGTGATATTCTTTATGTTGTTGGTGAAACTACTTTAACACCAGCACCAATGGGAACTCATGTTACCCGTGAAGGTTTGGCAATTTATGTAGATAACGAAAGTTACATCTACAAGATTGAAGATGTTGTAGCAGAAGAAGCAGTAGAGGCAATTGAAGACGAGAGTGTTGATATGATGACATCCGCTACATTAGCAGATGGAACAAAAATTGAAACTGAAACACCAGGGGAATTTACCGTTGGTGATAAAGTTTATGTTGTTACGGAAGATGGAGAAAGACAACCAGCACCCGAAGGAGAACATACTACCGAAAGTGGTATCACAATTACCGTAGATGGTGAAGGTGTTATCACGGGAGTAAAATACCCTGATGAGGCTGGTGAAGGTTCACTTGAAGACATGAAAAATGAGATGAAAAAAATGCGTGAAGCAATGTCAACTCTTTTGGAAACAGTAACCACAATGAACGGAAAGACCCGTGCTGATATTGGGGAATTGAAAGAACAATTCAACCAATTCAAGAAATCACCTGACAGGGAACCTGTCCTAAAAAAATTCAGTACTAACCCATCCACCAATTTAGATTGGAAATTGGAATTGGTACGAAATTCAACTAGAAAATAAAATAAAAAAAAGTTATGAAAAACAATAAGAAAAAAATGTCTTTCAACTATGACCTGACAAATTTGCCAGAGTACAATAGTTATGGAGACGATATGCTTATCAAAGCATTTTTAGGTCTTACACTACCGAAATACAGTTCAGTTCGCCCAAATTTGCGCGGGACAACTGAAAAAGTTGGTTTTGTGACCAACGACATCGTATTACAAGATTTGAGTTGCGGTTTTGACCCAACAGGTACAACTGTACAGAACCTTGTAACAATCGACCTATGTAATAAAAAATTAAACCAGGAACTTTGTCCATACGATTTGTATGATACTTATTTAAGTAAGTACTTGAGTGATAGCAATTTCCAAGAGACAGTACCTTTTGAGGAGGTTATTTTGACCGACATCTCAAACAGAGTTGCTAACGAAATTGAAATTCAACTATGGAGAAACACAACTGCTACTGGTGCTACACAATACAACTCACAATGTTTTGATGGTGTATTGACACTTGTAACAAGTGGTAATGGTGCTAACGCAATTGCTTACACAGCAGCGACAGCAACAAATGGTTTGGATGTATTTACATCTTACTATCAGGCTATCCCTGAAAACATCCTTCACAGAGATGACCTAGTTATCTACTGTTCATACAGCGATTACAGAGCACTTGTTGCTTCAATGCGTAATTCTTCTTATGTAAACCTTTTCTCTTTTGATGACGCTAGTGCGGCTTCAGGACAAGAGTGGTCAGTAATGCTTCCTGGTACTAATGTAAGAATTTTACCTTCGCAGGGTCTTAACGGACAGAACAGGGTAATTGGAGGGGCTGCTTCTTACATCATGATTGGTATGAACGCAGAGATGATGACAACCAAGGCTATGTACGATCCATTCCAGGATATCGTGCGAATTAACATGCATACCACATACGGAGTTGGAGTATTCGATGTAGCGTCATTTGTTTCAGCACAATAAACCTTAATTATAAAAAAAATATATTATGAGTTCATGTTTTATAACTGAGGGCTACAGTCTTGATTGTCGAAATTCGTCCACTGGCGGAATTAAAACCGCATGGTTGCTCGGAAATAGTGGAAACACTATTACTTCTTGGGCTGAAAATGGTGATGAACAAATCACTTCAATTTCAGGTACAGGTGAGTTCTTCAAGTTTGAGTTGGTCAAGCAGAGTTCCTCGTTTAGTGAAGCAATTGCGGTCAATACAACAGTACAGAGTGTTGTGTTTGAGCCGACATTGACACTAAACCTACCGAAACTAAATGCGAATTTGCGTAAATTATTCCAAGAACTAGTTTCACAGAATAATATTTACGCTATCGTAAAAGATAATAATGACCGTTATTGGTCAGTAGCGTTTGCTAACGGAGCGTTGGTAACCGCTGGTAACATCCAAACAGGTACTGCGTACAATGACATTAATGGTCTAAACGCACTTACCATCGTTGGTGGTGAACCAAACGCATCACAGGAAATTCTTGTAACAACCACATTAGCGGCTGTTATGAGCGGTATTACTGTAAGTGCTGAATAAGATAACCAAATTCTTCAAGGGGGGGTTTACACCCCCCTTTTTTAGCCTAACTTTATTTATAGTATGAAATGGAACGGAAGGTCATACAGACCCCCTGGTTATGGAATAAAAATATATCCAACCAAACAAGATAGCATTGCTGAATTATTGAAACCTTTGGGTGAAAAAGAACGCAAAGGTAATGTATGGATACCCGTACTCAACCAACCTATAAATGTGTTGAAACAAACACAAGCGCCAGTTATTACCCCTTCGGTTACCCCCACACAAACGGGAACAGGAACACCAACACCTACACCAACAGGGACGCCTACACAAACTCCAACACAAACGGGGACAGGAACACCAACACCTACACCAACGGGAACAAGTACACCAACACCATCACCTTCCACACCCGCAGATGCGGTTATTTCATATAGAACATGGGTAGAAGATAGTAGTATTACAAGTTGTAATTTCGGTACAGCAGGTTTGGTGTGTGTAATGGTACAAAGTGAAAACAATAACAACAGTTCAATTTCAAGTGTGGTTATAGACGGTATAACAGCGACACAAGCAAGACTAGATATTTACAATAGTTTATTGGTTCAGGCAATTTATTACGCTGTCGTTACAGGTAGTACTGGTAATATTCAGGTAAATTATACTAATACCCAATTGCGTAGTGGTATTGCTGTTTGGACAATTACAAGTTACAGTTCAACAACCCCTACATACACTTATGGAATTACTGTGGGTGTTTCAACAAGTTTATCACAAATTACACCTTCATTACCAGCGGGTAGTGTTGGTATCGCTGGTTGGAATAACACGGTAAATGCCGCAAGAAATGTTACTTGGACAAATGCGACAGAAAGGTTTGATGTTGATTATAGTGCTTCCACTGGTGAAGGTTCAGGTGCTGATTTTACACAAGCAACCGCAGGAACTCGTGATGTCCAAATATCAGGTTTGGGTAATACTGGTGGTAATGTATTCCAAATTGTAACATGGAGATAAAATGGGTACAAAGATAAAGAAAGATGTTATGTGGGGAAACCAACAATTCAATGGTTATGAAATCATTGGTATTGAGTGGTTATTCCGTAATGACACTATTTATGTACTAACAGAATACTTTTACACTAACCAAAATATTAGAAGGTTGGTAAAACACCCCTTCGGTGCTGGTAGTGATGTAAATGTTGATGAACTAATAGAAAAGGTACACAAACTACATGGGTAAGATATTCACAAGAAAGCAGTTTAGTAACTATTTAGGGGAACAAAGGGCAATACTTGATGTTGATACAAGTTTTTTTCTTGACCCTTCACCTACGCCTACATCTACGCCAGCGTCACCTTCACCAACGCCAACAAGAACCCCGACACCAACGCCTACACCAACGGGAACTTTGGGTGTTACCCCAACACCATCGGTGACCCCAACAGTGACACCATCACCCGCTGACCTATTTACAGTAGGTATGGGTTTTGACCTACCAGCAGAAGCGATACTTTACGATAGTAATACCAATAGTATTTTTGTGGGTGGTCAATTTGCTTTTTGGAACAATAGTACATCACGGTACATTACCAAAATGAGTACTAATGGTACTATTGACCCAACATTTAGTTCAGGGTTTAGTGTTGTTGGTTCAGCCAACGGAGTTCAGTGTCTTGGTCTCGATGGTGGTTATTTATGGTTAGGTGGTAATTTCAGCCAAACTTATGGGGCACAAACAGTAACCCGCCTTGTAAAAATAGATACCACAACAGGGGCTATTTATCCAGGCTTTTTCACAGGAACTACCACTAATTTGGCTATTAGTAGTTTAGTAGTTGACGGGAATAAGGTAGTTGTAACGGGCGCATTTTCCACTTATCAGGGTGCTACAAGAACAAGAATTGCCAGGGCGAATATTGACGGTACATTAGACACAAGTATTACATTTGGTACTGGCTTCAATAACCCTGTAAACAAGATTATAAAGAATAACGCAGGAAATTATGTTGTTGTTGGTACATTTACTACTTTCAACGGAGTTACTGTAAACAGAATTACAGAAATAAACGCAACCACTGGTGTTGATACAGGTTTATTCGGTAGTGGTTTTTCAGGTGCTGTTTCAGACATAGCCTACGATAGTGTAAATGATGTTTATTACTGTCTCACAAATGATACCATTACATTTAGGGGTGGAACAGCGAGACAGGTACATAAAATAAATTCAGTTGGAACAGAATTACAAACAGGTAATATACAGACAGGGGTAGTTCCAAGTACATTATACATAGATGTGGCAAATGACAGTTTGTATATGTCAAAAGGGGCATCAACTTTTTGGGTAAAAGCAACCCTTTCAACCCTCACAGTAGACGCAACTTGGGTATCAAATAATGTTGGTGTGAGTGCTGGTACTAATACCGCACGAGAGGCTGTATATGTAAACAATAGTGGTAAAGTTTATATGGTTGGTTTATTTACTTCTTACTTCAACCAAAACTTTAACCATATTGTAAGGGCTAATGCTGACGGAACAAATAATTCAATATAATGATATACATATACCAAAACCAACAGAACAATGTACCCGCAGTTTGTGATAGAAACATGTTGGGGGTGTATGATTATTTTATGTGGGAAATGGTACATAAACTAACTTTTCAAAGTTGGTCTTTTATTCCGTATGAAATTCCTTATACTTCCACATATTACCCCGCATACAATTTATTCAACATAGATGTTGATAATAGTATACCTGAAAGCCTAACGGGTAATACCACAAGTGGAACTACAAATGTCCATCTTATACCTGGTGAATATTGGGTTAGAGTATGGGCACAGGATAGCCCCACAAACCTAAACCCAAACAACGCTGATGAGTTGGTATATGAAGTAATTGGTATGGTAGTTGGAACAAACACCCTTACCCCTGACGCATATAGCGGAAACAGCGATGTATTTATAGTATACAACCCTGATAATGATTAAAATAGACGCACTACAATTCAACACCGCTGGCGGGTTCAGTAGGTTTGTGGAAAAGATAAACCGTAATGAATTTTTTGTACGGTGGGGTTTAGATAACATGGAAATCGAAAGGTGGTATGATTATAGTGATTTTTCCCCTATTCACGCAGCCTGTATTAGAAGTAAGGTAGACAATGCCAGTGGTAAAGGTTTTACAACCGATTATAAGATAAACAATAAAGAAACCCTAAATGATGTTATAAAACAGATGTTTTGGGAGTTCATTGTGGGAGGAAATTTATTTTTAGAAATCGTTTGGAAAAATGACCGCAGTGAAGGTATTGCTGGCTTCCATGTAATTCCATCCAAATATATGAGAGCGGGTAAACCAAAGGATGCTGAACTGATCAGTGATACTTGGTTATACTGTCACGATTGGGCTAACTACCGAAAAGCAGGTGTAGTTGAGTTCAAGGAGTTCGACCCAAAGAATTATACAGATAGACAAATTGTTCACATCAAACAATACCAACCTGGTTACTTGTTTTACGGGGTGCCAGATTACTTAAGTAGTATACTTGATATCCAACTATCAAGAGCCATCAGTTCGTTCAACCTACACAATATTATGAACGGAGCATCACCTTCGATGTGGGTACACTTTCCACAAGAAGCACCTGATAGTCAAAATGATCAAGAAGATATTTTAGCCCGTTTAGAAAGTCGTTATCGTGGTAGTGAAAACGCAGGGAGAATAATTGTTTCTTATGGTGGTGAAGGTGGTAAACCTGAAATTACACAAATTACCCCAACGATGGCAACGGGGGGATATGCCGAAATATTTGGTTTGGTTAGGGAAAATATTTTAGCGGGTCATAAAATTGTTGATGGTAGTATCATTGGTTTACCATCACCTACGGGTTTTAATTCAAGTGCCGAGCAGTTGGAAACTACCTACAAACTATTTATGAACACAAGTATAAAACCATTACAAGAGTTTATGTTGAGAGAACTACAACCCGTAGTACAACTAATGTATCCTGACCAAGCAGTTAGTTTGGAAATACAACAAAATCAAATAGTATGATATACAATGTTTTACTAATCACAGAGGAAAAGCTTAAAGCGAATACGAGTATCACTGACAATGTTGACAGTGGTGAACTGCGTTTTTCCATACAACAAGCACAACAAATCTTTATTCAAGAAAGTTTGGGAACTAACTTGTATGAATATATCCTTGATTTGGTAAAAACAGGGGATATTGAAGACCCTATAAAAGTTGATTATAAAGAATTGCTAAACAACTTTATTCAACCCACACTTATTAGTTATGCTTATTATTTGGCATTAGATAATTTTTTCGTCAAATTTGTAAATGTAGGTTTACAACAATTTAGAAGTGAACAAAGTAACCCAATAGGGGTGAAAGAATTTTCATACCTAAAAAACGGGGCAAGAGATCAAGCACAATTCAACGACAACTTACTTCGTAGGCACCTTGTTTTTAACAACTGGAGGTACCCCCAATATACACTTACTACTAACAACGGGCAACTTATCCCTGAGTTCGGTGGGGCATTCAAGAGTAATATTACTTTACCTAGTGGTGGAAAATTTGTTACAAAAAACGCTTCGGGGTTACGATTGGGTACAAGTTATTCAAGTAGTAATTGGTATGGTTGTCCTTACCCCTGGTGGTACGGAGGTAGCGGTAGTGGTGAGTAAGGTATGAAAAGTTTTTTAAGTTGTATCAACGACAGGTTGATATTCCTAAATGTAATGAGTTTATCTTTCTCATTAGCAAATGTAGAAATGATATTGAAAGTTTTAGTTTTGACCGCAACCCTTGTCTATACATTACAGAAGGTTTGGAAAAATTACAAGGGGGATGATAACACCCCCCCTGAACCTAAATAAAAACACTATTCCAATGACAGAATTAGTTTTGTAATTGGACGACATCATCCAATAATTTATTTTGGTTGTACTTATCCAACCCGTTTATTCTTTTCTTAACATCATCAGTTACACCATTTAGGACATAATCTTTTAGTAGTTCTGCGGTTTTTACCCACTCTAACATAGTTGGTTTTTTTCCCAACATTGTGTAGTATTCAAGAGTTCTTTCCAGTTGTGATTGACGGATAATATACATCTGTTTTTTCTCGTCATTGTTGTTGTTATACATGGGTAAACGCAGTTTTTATAATTTTATGTGATTGTTCAGTTTCTTGTAGGAACCTGTAATACCAGTATTCCTCATCAACGAGTTGTTTTTCTAATTCATAATCAACCGCTGCTTCTAACATGTGTTTGTAGTATGCCATTTTTGTTTGTATTTATTTTTATTTATTACTATAAATATAACAATAAATAAGAAAAAACCAAATATAAAATAAAATAATTACAATTTTTTTTCTAATTGTGAAAGAATTTGCTTTAGCATAATTCTGTGTTCCGTTAGAAAATGGGTATCCATACCTGTTAGGTCATCACTTTCAAGTAGGTCATTTACATCAAATAGTTGATCCCGAATAGTGGAGTGTATATGTTCGGTCTGTTTGGGTGTAAAGGTAAGGGTTCGTAGTGCCATTACTTTGTGTGTAGTTTTTCTATTTTATCCATCTTGTTTTTGTAGATATTAGCGTAACGCTTGTTTCTACCTACATAGTGAAAATACATGTGGAAAGCATCCATATATTCAGGGATGTTTTTTAGTTCAGTTTTTGGGATACCAGTTGCCATTATAGTAATTTCCTGTTTTTTATTTTATACCTGTAAAAATTTTTTCCAATTCAATTCTTTGTTCCAAGAACTCACTATCTTGTGAAAATCGAACAGCGGTTTTTTTGGTTTTAAAACTACAAGTAGTGATGTATTCATTGTTTTTTTTGATAACAACATACCAATAAGAAACACCTTTATAAATTTCAGTTGTGATATTTTCCATTTTTTTTATTTTTATTTGTTTATCAAAGATACAACAAATATTTTACCCCCACAAATATATTATCAAATTTTTCTTTCTTCCAATATCCATTTATAACCATAACTGGTTTTGTTACCTTTCCTTATACAATCTTCAATATGATTATGGCTGTCGAAGCCCAAAGTAGTTTCAATTTCCGTAATTGTATTCCAACTACGGATAAAATTGTCATCCAAATCATATTGGTTGATAAAATATGTTTCTAGTTCACCCCCACCTAACCTTTTTATACCAAATTCAACATAATTGGGGTTTAGTTCATACCCAATGAAATGTCTGTTAGTTTCAATACAAGGGATACCAGTGGTTGAAATACCAGCAAAAGGGTCAAGTACAACATCCCCTTCATCAGTTAGTAAGTTGATGAAATAGGTGGGTAATTCTTTGTGATATGGAGCAGGGTGTCTAATGGTATTATCCCTTGCCGCTCCTGCTGTTTGAAATCTAAATACATTATCAGGTCTAACTAAATTTAACATTTTATTATGTATTTCATCTCTAATTCTTACACCATTACTAATTTTACCTTGTGGATTTGTTAAACCATTTCTTTTATATCTACCTTTAGTTACTTCTGATGGTTCTCTTAATACCCTACCCATATAGAACTTAAGTTGTTTCTGATCCTTTACAAAATGGAATATAAACTCGGTGTTGTTTCTAAACCTTTTCTTTGAACTATTTGGTATTCCGTTCATTTTATGCCATATATAGGTATCGTAAAATTTCAGGGGAGTTTCCTTTTGGCTTCTGTAAATGAGTTCATAGATAAAGGTATTTCTGTAACCATTATTACAATTATCATTTATGTTTAGAATAAAAGACCCCGATGGT